AAAAAAGAAATGAACCACGAAGAAATACTGAAGCAAAGGGACTTACTAGACACGATCCTCGCCTCACGGACCAACCAACTCGATCGGATTGAAAACATGAAAATTATGGACTCAATATATTTTAAGAAAAATCTACCCGATAATGTGGTGCTTTTTCCGTTACAAAGGATAAAACGCTATGTACACAACACTACCAACAAGCCCAATAAGAACAGTAAAAAAGTGTAATAAATGCCCGAACTTCCATGTGAAGTTCTTCAACTCTAAATTTGACAGAACCTATACCCCTGAAGAATGGGAGAGAATTGTTACAGATGGCAGAGATGCATTGGACAAAGCACTGCGAATAGTGCGTGAAGATCCAAAGTTTTTTAGTTAAATCGCTATTTCTATAGATGTTTTTACCCAAGTAATTACATCTATTCATTTATCATTACCCTATGTTACAGTGTAACAGTGTAACAATTAAGGAAATACTTACCTTTTTTGTAACATATACAAATATATTCATGTTACACTAAGTTACAAAATACTAAGATAACTCGATTTTCCTAGGTTTTTTGATTAAAATATATTATCTTGTAAAAAACATCTATTGAAATGAGTGAATTAGAAGAAGTAAAACTACCAGAGGCGCTGTCAGACTTACTGTTTGACAGAAACATAACACAGAAACAACGTAAGTTCATTCTGTTGTTTGTCCATTCTGAAGGTTTGAAAACTGCCACACAATGTGCAATCGAAGCAGGTTATGCAGCTGGTTCTGCAAAAGTTAGAGCTTCAGAGTTGCAAAACCCAGATAGGTATCCACTTGTTGCAAAAGCAATCGATGCAGAGCGTAGAGCTTCTGTTGAAAGGTACAAGTGTAGTCAGGAGCGTTCTCTTTCTACATTGGCTAGAATTAGAGATGCAGCGTCAGCTGCTGGTAATTACAACGCTGCCGTAGCTGCAGAGACCAGGAGAGGTCAGATAGCAGGTTTGTATGTTGACAAGAAAGAGATTCTCACAGGTACAATTGATTCAATGTCTAGAGAAGAAGTTGAGAAGAAACTTCAGGATTTAAAAGAGCAATATAGTATTGAAACTACGTTTGAAGAAGTAAAAGAGTTAGAAAATAAATCTTGACTATCTAATTAGTTGGGAGTATATAATACAAAAAGGAGAAAGTTATGCATATTGATAAATACGTGGTGAATAACATTGGTACAAAGTGGACTAAAGGTAAAGATAAAAAGAACCAAGTGCTTGATACTATTGATGGCAATGATGGTATTGAATTAAAAAAGTTAGTGCCTTTGTTGGAGCAGTGGTTTGAGACTGTCACTGGTGGGTGGTCTGATAAAAAAGTTGAGTTAGTGATTAATGTTAAGGAGGAGGACAGATGAGTAGTTACAGAGAGGGGCCAATGAGCCCTTTACAAATGTTAAAAACAGTTGCTGGTATTTGTAAGACTAATGCTAAAATGAATTGGGATAATACTGGTCAAACACCAGAGGATGAGTTTAAATTTATTGCTAACATGATTGATGCCTATGTTACAGAACAAGATAAAGGTAGTGAGGGTGCAAATCAAGATGGGTAAAAATTATGATTACACTCATATCTTT